TGGATAAACTTCAGAAGAATAGTAAGATCAAAGAAACTTCTATTCTTGCCGATTCAAAATTTTTTACAGAAAAAGATATGGTTGCCACCAGTGTTCCTATGATCAATGTGGCACTATCTGGTTCTGTTGATGGTGGTCTAGCACCCGGTCTTACTGTACTTGCCGGTCCATCAAAACACTTTAAGACTTCGTTCGGTCTTATTATGGCAGCAGCTTATCTTAAAAAACATAAAGATGCTGTACTCTTATTTTATGATTCAGAGTTTGGTTCACCTCAAGCTTATTTTGAACAATATGAAATTGACACGACAAGAGTTCTTCATACTCCAATTAAAAACATTGAAGAACTAAAATTTGATTTGATCGGTCAGTTGGAAAATATTGAACGTAAAGACAAAGTCATAATTATGATTGACTCAGTTGGCAACGTAGCATCTAAAAAAGAATTAGAAGATGCTATTAATGAAAAATCTGTTGCTGATATGTCACGTGCTAAAGCTCTTAAGGGTTTATTCCGTATGACAACGCCTTATCTAAATATGCGCGATATTCCTTTGATTGCTGTTAATCATACGTACATGGAGATTGGTCTATTCCCTAAAGCTGTAGTCTCTGGTGGTACTGGAATCTATTACTCTGCTGATAATATCTGGATCTTAGGTCGTCAGCAGGACAAAGTTGGTACAGAAATTAAAGGCTACCACTTTGTTATTAACGTGGAGAAATCTAGGTATGTCAAAGAAAAGTCTAAAATACCTATTAGCGTGTCTTGGGATGGCGGCGTTCAGTCTTATAGCGGCCTTCTCGACGTCGCTCTTGGCGGCAATTACGTTGCTAAGCCTAGTAACGGTTGGTACTGTCGTGTTGATAGAGATACTGGAGAACTCGTCGATCCGAAATGTAGAGAAAAAGATACATTGGAAGCCGGATTTTGGGAACCAATCTTTGCAGAAACCGATTTCAAGGATTATATTCAATCCAAATTTGCCATTGGAGGAACGAGAGATAATGTCCTTGTACTCGCCGATTCCGCATAAGGAAAACGAAACTTATGTGCTAGTACCTGGAGGAGACGGCGATCAGCATTGGCTAGTTCGTTTTCTCGAAGGTCCGTTTGCTGAAACTGTAATTCAATTTGGATCTATTAGTGTCAATGAAGAAGCTCAAGGCAATATGTCTTTTAACTTCTTTGTTGAATCATCGCCTGATACTGAACTTACGTCTGAGAATGTTGACTTACAATTATGGGCTGGAGATGTTTTGCAAGAAATTTTACGAGAAGCTATTGAAACAGGTAGTGCAGTAATGAAAGAAAGAGAATGAAGATTTTAATTTGTGGATTGCCTGGTAGCGGTAAGACTACACTTGCAAAACCATTAGCTGAATTACTTGGTGCAGTATGGATCAATGCTGATCAAGTAAGAACAAAATACGATGATTGGGACTTTACACCTGAAGGTCGTATTCGTCAAGCACAACGTATGAGGTATCTTTCAGACGGCGCGGTAATGGCAGGTAAAGTGGCTGTAACTGACTTTGTAGCACCAACAGAAAAAGCACGTAAAGCTTTTGAAGCTGACTATGTAATTTGGATGGATACTGTAAATAAAAGCAAATCTGTAAATGGACCAGCAGCTGAAGGTAGTACATTCGAGCAAACTGATAAGATGTTTGAGAAGCCTGCAGATTGTAATTACCATGTTGCAGATTGGTTTGAAGATACTCATGCACAATTATTACCAATTATTAAAAATTATATGGAAAGGAATAAGTAATGGAAGCAGCAATTATATTAGGATTATTAGGTTATGGTATGCATCAATACATTGATCATAATGATAAGCCGACTACACAATATGTTTATTCTACTCAAACAACCGAAGATGTTGAAAGCTGGTCCAAAATTAATAATCAAATTAAAACAATTGCTCAAGTTGATTGGTCGAAAGCTGGCAATTCAAAGGTTGGTGATTCTCCTGAAACAGGGGTTCAGTGGGTATTCGTTACAGGCGGAGAATAATGAAATTTAATCCATTAAATCCTACAGTTCAAATGCTTGGTCGTTGGCAGCCATGGCATGATGGTCATTCAGAACTATTTAAACGATGTCATGCTATGACCGGTCAAGTTGCTATTATGATTCGACAGGTTCCAGAGAAACGGGAAGCAAACTCCCGTGTACCTGGGCAAGACGATAATCCATTTGATCTTGAGACGGTAAAACAAAATATTATTGATGGTTTAGCAAAAGAAGGGTTTACTTTTGATGAAGACTTTGTTATAATAGTATTACCAAACATTGTTGACATTAGTTATGGTCGCGGTGTTGGTTATACATTTACAGAGCATCAATTTGGTGAAGAGATTACAAGTATTTCTGCCACCAATATTAGAGCGCAAATGAGAGAAGAAGGTAAACTTGCAAGCAAATCTTGAACAGACGATCTTACGAAATCTTTTAACTGATGAAAACTATATGCGTAAGGTATTACCTTTCATCAAGCCGGATTATTTCGAAGGTGTTTATCGTATATTATTTAAAGAAGCTGGTAAGTATGTTGGTAAATACAATAAACTGCCAACTGCTGAATCTTTTAAAATTGAACTTGATCAAACTGATAAACTAACCGGCGAACAGTATACAATGGCAGTTGATATTCTGCCACAACTGTTTACCGGTGAACAGATTGACAATCAATGGTTACTTGACACTACAGAAAAGTGGTGTCAAGATAGAGCCATATATAATGCTATTATGGAATCGATTTCTATTATTGATGGCAAACATGAAACAATGACAAAGGGTGCATTACCAGATCTTCTTAGTCAAGCTCTTGGTGTTGCATTCGATACAAATGTGGGTCACGATTATGTTGAAAACTATGAAGAACGTTTTGACTTCTATCATACCGAAGAAGATCGTATCCCGTTTGATCTCGATTATCTTAATCGTATTACAAAGGGTGGTGTACCGCGTAAAACACTTAACATTGCCCTTGCAGGTACTGGCGTTGGCAAGTCTCTATTCATGTGTCATGTTGCTGCTGGTGCTTTGGTAGAAGGCAGAAATGTCTTATACATAACTATGGAAATGGCAGAAGAAAGAATTGCAGAACGTATCGATGCTAATCTTCTCAATACACCGATCGATCAGTTGTCTAATATGTCACGCGAAATGTTTAAAAACAAAGTTGAAGACATTGCTCGTAAGACAGCAGGTAAATTGATTGTAAAAGAATATCCTACTGGATCTGCTCATGCTGGTCATTTTCGTGCTTTGTTAAATGAACTGAAGCTTAAACGTCAGTTCGAACCAGATATTATTTTTATTGATTATCTTAATATCTGTGCATCATCAAGAATGAAAGCTATGGGAGGATCGATCAATTCTTATACATACATTAAGGCGATTGCTGAGGAACTTAGAGGATTGGCGGTGGAGTTTAATGTACCGATTTTCTCGGCGACTCAAACGACTCGGTCTGGCTTTGGTAATTCGGATGTCGGTTTGGAAGATACATCTGAGTCTTTCGGCCTACCAGCTACGGCGGATCTTATGTTCGCTCTTATCGCGACTGAAGAACTTGAGCAGCTTGGGCAAATGATGGTCAAGCAACTGAAGAATAGATATAATGATCCAACACAACATAAAAGATTTGTTATTGGTGTAGATCGATCTAAGATGAGATTATATGACGTCGATATACAAGAACAAACATTAACAGACGATACTCCAGTTTTTGATAACACAGAAACAGGACAAAGGTTTAAGGATTTTAAGCTATGAGATATAAAGGACCAACAGTAAGTACCTTTTGGGGTGATGAAAATTATTCTAATAGAATGGCGCACGTTATGCTTAATGAAATGGGATTTTACGTTGATATGTACAAAGATGAAAAGCTTATTGAAAGCAGACCGCTGTACGAACATAGTGAGATCTATGCAGAAAATGCTGCAGAAAATTATGTATTAGGAATTCTGAATCCATGAATGTAAAACTAATTAGTTATTCACAAGGGGAAAAAAATGAAAGTCTCCAAGACATCATTGCCTATACGGCCCGTGTCTCGAATCCATCCAACCAAGACAACACCGAAACGTCAGAAAGACTATTACGATATCTCATCCGAGAAAAACACTGGTCACCATTTGAAATGGTTAGCGCTTGCTTGGAAGTAACTACAACGCGTGATATTGCAAGACAACTACTACGACATAGATCATTTTCTTTTCAAGAGTTTTCTCAAAGATATGCAGATCCTACTAAGGATTTAAATTTTCATATGCGAGAAGCAAGACTGCAAGATACAAAAAATAGACAAAATAGTATTGAATTATCTGATATGATGGATAGTGATCAGAGAGTTGATTTAGAACTTAATTGGTTACAAAAACAAGCAGGAGTTATAAATGAAGCAAAGAAAGCCTACGAATGGGCTATTGAAAGTGGCATTGCTAAAGAACAAGCTCGTTCAGTTCTACCAGAAGGTATTACAGACTCTCGACTATATGTCAACGGAACCATTAGGTCCTGGGTCCATTACATCGACTTACGCTCTGGAAATGGCACGCAAAAAGAGCACATCGAAATAGCACAGCAATGTGCACTTGCATTGAAACCTATTTTTCCAATGATTATGGAGTTTTGCCATGGCGCAGATAGATTATAAATTTGATGAAAAGAATCTTATTACTGAATTTCAAAAGTATATTGATTCAACATATAATTCACATTACTCAAAAGACAAGTTCCAAGCCACGGAGTTTATTATCGATGGTGGCCATGGAACAGGCTTTTGTATTGGCAATGTGTTAAAGTATGCGCAACGTTACGGTAAGAAAGGTAGTAATGAAGACGCACGTAAGGATCTTATGAAAGTTCTTCATTACGCTCTTATTCAGTTGCATGTTCATGACACGTCACAGTAGTAGGTTTCCACTTATACATTAAAAGCCATTCTATTTTTGCTTTGTGATATTCGCACGTCTGTAGATCTGAATAAGTTAGATTATCAAACGTGTGAATTGTAGCACCTATTTGAATAATAATCGCGAATAACAATGGATATATCTTTCTTTATTTAATTTTGTTTTTCTTTCAATATCTGTTTCTTCATAAGGAACATAGAAATTTTCTACTTTGTCATAGGCAATTGCACCATAAAATACTAGTCCTATTAGATAAGTCATGATTATTAAGAAAAGATATATCACGCTGCATACATTGCGGCAATAAGAGCTCCGCCACCCATAATTACACATCCAGCAATAATCATAAACGTCTTAACCTGTTCCCAAAACTCTGCATCTTCTCTACGCTTTTTAATTGCAGCCTGTTTTGCAGCTTCTTTTGCTTCTGCAATTCTTTTAATTCTTTCATCAATAATACTTTGCCAAGTTCCCGGGCCGAATCGAAGATCTACTAGAGTTCTCATCTCTTGCATTTTTTCTTCAACTAACTTAGCGTCAATCATTTCTTGTGCTACGCTATTTATTCCAAATTGATCTGCAAGTCCAGGCTTTGACTTTTTATTCCTGTCTTTTTGCACATCTTCATTTCCGCGAAATAGTCCATCAATTGCGCCAGCTATTTCACCTACATCTTTTGCGGTATCGATATTTGATTTTATGAAATCAACGCTCGCCTTTACAAGCGAGATTCCAGCCAGTATCTCTGCTACTGCCATCTTGATCTACCTTTGTTTTGGTTAGATAGATGTAATTCAATTTTAGAATAAAACTCACTCTCGTTATTATTTATATGTACAAGCGCTAAAATATGTGTTATAATATAAGTATAAATATAGATGATTCAGTGAAGCTGGATGGATGTAGGCTGGACGTGGGGGCAGTACCCACCGCCTCCACCATAAGGAGTCTTATAATGGATGAAGTATTATTGTGGCAGTTTAGACAAAAATGTGTAGAATATATTTGCATCAATAACTACTCAATATATCACGCGAGACTCATTATGATGGGGGCGAAATAGGATCGACAGATACGAGAAGGCAGTGGAGAATCAAAAAAGTAAATGCAAACGATAACTTTGCTCCTGAGATGCGCCTAGCGGCATAATCTCTGGGCCCGCAGGAGCCTCGAAACAGAATCCTGCAACTTATTTTTAAGGAGAAATTATGCCACCACGTAATCATAGTAATTGGACTAAGACGCCAAAGGTAGAATACATTAGCAGTGAATGCTATAATGATCATAGCATTTATCTACGTGAACAAGAAGAAATCTTTTCAAAGGTGTGGGTTCCTATGTGCCACATCAGTGAGATGTATAATAAAGATGACTATCGTACTACAC